GTCCCATTCGTCAACGATGTAGTTGGCTGGCGACGATGGCACGGAAGGGAGCGACGTGGCGTAATTCTTGGAACAACTCACGCGCGGGATGGCAGGGCTGGCCGTGCGAAAGATGGTCCGGGCCATGGTGACGGTCTTGGTTCGTCCGGGCGTATCCAGATGGTCAAACGCGCCGGCATAGGCTGCCGTGTATGGCAAGCCATCGTCATTGCCGCCGACATCCATTTCGTAAATCTTGCCGTCGTTGGTGCCGAACCATCCGCGCTCGTTCACCATGGCCATGGAACGGGTTTGCCAATTCGTGAACTTGCACCATGCGCCGGTCTGGAGATTGCAGACAAAACACGCATCCTCAAGCCCGTCAAAGGCCGGCGGAAGGCTAACAACCATCATGGCGTTGCGTGGCCACTTGATAATCTCAAACGGCATGGACGCCCTTGCTGTGGCTTCCTTGCGCCATTCCGGTTCGATGTTGCGCGTCACGGCTGCAAGCGTAAGGGCTGCCATGTCCTTGCGGATGGCTTCGGACAGCGGGATGATGCCGTCATCGGTCGCAATGAGCAAGTCGCCACCAGCCCGCATGATGGCCTTCATGCCAAGCGGTCGGGTGATGTTATAAACGCCTTCCAGTCCCCAATTGGCTGGGGTGCTGGGGTCTGTTCCCTGATAGACGGCAACCTCGCCTTCCGTGCTGAAAAACACGCATTTCTGATTAAGGCCGGATCCGGTATCAAGTGACCACGTAGCGCCGAACAGAAGCGAGCCGCCGCGCTGGAATACGCCGTTCATGGACACGACATCAGCTAGGCCGCCGACGCTATCGACCGGCAGATACCATGCGTTCATGGTGCCACTTTCGACCATGAACAGCCGGTTAGCGTAAACCCATCCATGACTGAGCGTCGATGTCGTGACGCCCGTGATGGCTGGGGTTGATGAACCATCAATCGCGGTAAAGGTCGATCCGTCATAAAGAAGCGGCTTGTCAGTGCCGTTGAAGCAATATTGAAAGTTACCCCCAACGGTGCTGATCTGGGGTGTCGAATAATAGTCCGATGTCCGGCCTGTTACCGTTGCAGTAGGTGCCACATTCGGGTCACCAACAGCGCCAACGTCAAAGATGCTGCCATCGGATGCGGCAAAGGCTTTGCGACCAGCCGAGCCGATATACTCCCACATGGAAACGACAGGATCGGTGCCGACGGTCGCGCGCTTGACGATGCCGCCACGAACACGGCAGCCGGTCGTTGTCGGGAACCAGTTTTCCAAGACAACAGCTGTTTCTGGCTCTTGCATGGCGTAGTTTTGCGAGACCACCCACCCCTTGCGAGGGGCCGGCATCGTCTTGCTTTTCATCGCAGCCGGACGCGCTGCCGTTTGTCTGGGTTGACCGCGAGCGGGCCGGATCATGGGGACCGATCCCGCGCGTCGTATGCGGCATAATCAGCCAACGCAGCTTCATATTCGGCAATCTGATCGGAGAAGTCTTGCCCCACATGGCGACGCTGACGCCAGATTGCGCCCTTCGTGATCAGGTCTTCCGGAATAAGCGCCGTTTCAGCATCAAGGTTCAGACGCTCTGTGCCGTTCGATGCCCAATGCAGGCTCTGGAATGTCACAACCGCCGTCGCGCCGTTAGCGAGAAATGGGTAGAAGCTGATGGTGTTGCCACGCATACGAAAGAACCTTGGCGTTCCCTCAACCGGCGTCAAAGATGCCCATTCATCGGGTGACAGCCCGCCACGAACCGGAACACCGCTCGCCGATACGGCATTGCCGTTAATCAAACGCGAATACCCGGACGGCATGGTATGCGCCACCAGCACGCCCGTGCCCGTCTTTGTCGAAGTCTGCCGCAACGCGCCCCAATCCACGCGGCGGGCAAGCTCTAGGCCGGTGTCGTTGACGAATTGCACGATGTTGACGATTTCGCGTTCCGTCGAGCCTGATGCCGTCGCTGGAATGCCAATTGCCGTATTGCGCGCAACGTCCTGAACGATTGTAAGCAGCGTCATGGCGTGTAAGCCTGCATTCTGACCACGCCGTTAGCCCACCGGCTGCGGTCGTCGTCGATCTTGATTTCATCAAGCGCGTTGGAAAATAGCTGATCGGTCATTGTCGCCAATTCCGGATCACGCAGGAACTTGGCAGCCTCAAAGCCCACCGCATACAGGTAAACATGCGGGTGATCGGCTAGAAGCCAGTTGCTCGTTGTCGGGCTGGTCGTCAGCGTCGGCAAGGATGCGAAATAGCGCAATTCACGGGTGCCGGTCAGACCGTAGATCACGACGTTCGTGCCATCGATAGCGTATTGCGTGTTGCTAGATTGTTCAAATTGCACGTCAGCGAGCGATGTTGCGCGCATTGGCTCTTTGTGCATGTTGAACAAGCTGATGATTTCGAGGCAATTCGTCGGCAACGGGGCCACGCCGCTGGTGAATGTCAGCGTGGCCGTTGTCATCTGCTTACGGGTGCGCAGCTTCTTGTTCAGCGTGGTTTCGGCCAACTGGACAAGACGCGGGAACACGTCAGAAATGGCGCGATTGCCGACGTGCTCGCTGACTGCAAGCCTGAGATCAAGGTAATCATCCAGCGCAGACATTAGACATCACCCGGTCTTGTGCGGAAAGCCTTGTTATCCCCGTCGTTCATCCAACGTGAGATAAACTTCTGGTCATCCTGCAAGTGCGCTTCATGCAGCCCGCTGGAATGCAGCAAGGTCAGCGGAACAGACGCGACGCGCGCCCATTCGCCGAACCGCGTTCCTTCAGCGTCCTTGTAGGCTTCTGCGTTGGCTTCCAGAACAGCGTCAACCGGCATATCAACGCGGAACACCATCACGCCGTTGTCATCAATAGACTGCCAGATGGTGCGGCCCGTGTCCGGGTCGTGGTCGAACAACGTCCATGAACCATCTTGGATTTCCATGTCACTCACCCGGGAACTTGTCAGCGCGAGCGGCTTTGCCGTTTTCGATCAGCTTGCGAGCCTCGGAAACTGGCAATTCGATGATGGTGCCTTCCTCAACGCGGTCATCTTCCGCAATCCAGTAGGCATAAAGCAGCTTGACCGGGGTTGTGGCTTCGGCCTTTGGTTCATTTGCCATGATAGGTTCCTGCAATGGTTCTGAGATGGAAAGAGGCGACGTTTCCGCCGCCCCTTGTGGTTTGCGAGCGACGCCTTTCGGCCAGCCCATGATCAGGCACCCATGGCCGCAAACGACACGACGATGGTGCCGTTAAGGGCCTGCGCCGATGCGTGCAGGTTGGCGACCAAAATAACCAGCGAATCATCGGCAGGCTGAACGCGGGTCACGACGGGCGAGCCCTGCGTGTTGGTGCCATTGGCGACCGATGCCAGCACGATATCGGAAGCCCGAACGCTCGTGTTGGTGATGGTCAGGGTGTAAACGCCGTTCTGCGCCGTGGTGAGCGTTTCGGACGTGACCTTGCCGAAACGGTTGGCAAGAGTAGCAGCGCCCGCCGTAGCGGTTGCGGTGCCGGAGTTGAGAGAGAAGATCGTCGACATGACGAATGGTCCTTTCAATGATGTGAGGGAGTGGGGCGGGGATTAGCCCGCCCCTGTTTCGTCAGGTCGAAGCGGTCAGGCCGAACAGGTCAGCGGCGACGCCGAGACCCTTCTCGTTCTTGACAGCCAAAGTGCCTTCGCCGATCAGCACGCCGCGTTCTGCGTCGCCGGTCTTGGCAACGCCCGCATCTTCCTTGATGGGGCGGAGCCACTTCCATTCGAGGAAGTCGGGATCGACAAAGAAGGCGTTACGGGCAACGGTGGCGGAACCTGCCATCACGCGGTTGGGGACAACCATCACTCGACCGAATGGGCCTTCGTAATAGTCGGCAGTGGCAACCACGGTGTTCTTGGCAGAGCCAGCCTTGTCCACGTTGTAGCGGAATGCCGCAACGTTGGTGTCGCTCATGAAGGTGACGAAAACGCTCTTCACGTAGGGGCTGACAACGAGGCTCTTGGAAGTGCCGCCGTTATTGTAGATCGACTGCATCACGGTATCCATGATGACCTTGGAGAAGGCACGCTGGGTGCCTGCACCTGGTGCAACAGTGAGACCCGTGCCGGTGTTGAAACCGCCGTTGGTGCCGGAGCCACCGCGAGAGGTGTTCGTGACCAGCCAAGTGGACAGCGTGCCGGACTGACGGATATTGCCGCCGAGGCTGGGCAGGGTGTCAACGATGGAAAACTCAACGTCCTTGCGCAGTTCAACACCCCGCTTCAGCTTGGTGCGCTTGCGCTTGGTCGCGTTGCCGGCTTCCGAGGTGACTTCCTGAGTATTGGAGATGATCCAATCCTTGCGGAAGATCTGCGTGAAGTTGGCAAGGCGGGCGGGCGGTGTCACCTGCGAGAAGGTGTAGTCGTCGCCTTCTTCGCGGATGTTGCGGGCCGGGGTGGCCAGATCGTCCACGCTCCATTCCGGCTTGACGGCGTCGGCTTTGCCTTTCGGGATCATGGAATAGATCGGGGTATCTTCCGGCGTGATCATGCTGATGACGTCGGACAGGCTTTCGCGGTTCGTGGTCGCACCGGACGCACGGAACGTGTTGGTAACAACGGCCATGATGGCCTCCTTATGATGAATGAGGGCTGATCAGATGAGATCGAGCGCGTCCTCAAGACGGCCCGAACTTGAGAGCCGCTTCAACGCATCCTGCCTGCCCTTTGCCGCAACAGCGCCTTGTGTGGCTGACTGTCGCTTGACCGGGGCAATAGCAGGAACACCCTGCACCTTCTTCTGAGCCGTTTTCTTGGCTTCGAGCGCTTCCATGCCCAATGAGGCAAGATAAGCGATGCCAAGACGCCGATGATCAGTTTCGTTGGCCACTTCCTGAGCGGTCATGCCGACATAGGCAGCCGCTTTCAAAGCACGGTCGAAAAACTCTTTCCGGCCTTGCTCTTTCGTGGTCATCGGAAACCGGTCCGCCAGCCTTGCGTTTTCAGTCGCGAGGATTTCGGACCGCTGCTGGTCGTTAAGCTTGTTGACCGCCTCTCTCGGGGCAGCACCAAGTTCGATAACAGCGTTGATCTGGGCTATCGCAGCGTCATAAATCGCGCGCTGGCGATAGTGCGTCTGCGGGTCGGTATAAAGAAGGGCCGGATCAGGTTCTGGTGGCAGTTGCTTGGCGAGAAAGTCTGCCAGAACGTCCACCGTTTGCGTGACGCGGTTAGCCTGCGCTTCAAGGCTCTTGCGCGTTTCCGCGACCTGAGTTGTCTTGATGCGGTAATCCCGATCCCTCATGTAGCCGTTCTTCAGTTCGGCTAGTGGGACGGCTTCACCAGTCGGAAGCTTGACGGTCACGTCATCGGTTGGTTCGGGCTTTTCAGCCTCTTCGCCTTCCGGTTCGGTTTCGTCGCCTTCTGGTTCGGCTTCGGGATTTTCGACCTCTTGGCTCTCGGCCTCAGTCGTCTCGCTGTCGTCGCCGGTCTCGGTTTCTTCGGTCGCAGGTTCGGCAGGGTCACGATCCTGCTCCTCGAAGTCGAAGTCCCCTAGATTATCGTCGAAGCTGTTGGAGGGTGTCGCAGTTCCGTTCCCGCCCGAGGGCAGGTTGACGTTATTGCTCATGGGGTTGGTGTCCTAGTCTTGTGCCCGGCACTATGCCGGAGCGTCTTTCGAGGACGATTTGGCACCGCGCACGATGGCAGCGAGCTTCGCCTTGAAATCACGGATGGCCTTAGCTTCAGCACATGCAGCCTGTCTGGCCTCATGGTCTGTTGCCTTGGCAAATATCGCAGCGTCGATTGCAGACGCCTCAAATTCGTTCATCAGCGCGATAAACAGATCATCGTCCATCAAGGCCCGTGCCCGGGCAATGCGCTGTTCGTTCGTCATGCAGCCAACAGCAGCACAAGTGCCGCTTCCTCGTTTCGCTTCTTGCGCTTCTGTTCAACGCGGATGGTCTCGGTGTGCCGTTCAAGGGCCTTCGCAAACGCCATGCGGCCAAGCGTGGCAGCGTTCAGGGCGTCAACAGCACGTTCGATACCTGCAACCGCAATCGGGGCTATACGGGCTTCTGTGAGCCACTCGACAGCCTCTTGTGCGGCTTCAATGACTGCCGGCGATGGCTTGCGCTTGCGTGCCGTTTTGGCAGCACGCTCGATGGTTTCAACCTGCTCTTCGTATATCTCAACGATGGTCTGGCGTGGCTTGCGCGGGCTGCGCTGGACCGAGTAGCCATCACCACGATTGGACGCATCGTTTAGCTGTTCAGGCTGCCCCGACACGCTAAACGTGAGCGAGGTTGAGCCTTCAATGTTCGTCGTGCCGGCAAGAAACGCAAACGCATCGAACGTCAGCGATGTTGAGCCGCTTATGTTTGCGCCAGCCGAGCCAGACCCGGTGAGGTCTGCGGTTGTGGTAAATGTTAGCGCCGATTGCCCGGTTATTGCCGCGCTGGTGTCAAGCCCCGCCGTTGTCGTGAACGTGAGCGAAGTCTGCCCGGCAATAGCACCGGGTGCCAGCGCTTCCTTGGCAATGACACCCGTCGCCAGCCAAAGCGTTAGCATCGCGCGTTACTCAGTTGTTGGCAGCAAGAAGCGTGGCGAGCGTCAATTCCGTTTCGGCCAGATCCTCGTCAAGTGATGCCACGCGGGCGATGTCACCCAATGCCGCCGCGCTTGAACGCAACTGGCTCAGGTAGGCGACACGGCGTTCGAGCATTTCAATGATCTGGCTGACGGTCATGTTAAATCACCATCGCGCGAAGCATGACGTTGCTGGTGTTGAGCACCATGTAGACGTAGTCAATCTCGGTTGCGCCGTCTGTGTAGTGAACGTCGAAGCTGGTGTCGCCAGCAATGGCAGCGCCTTGCGTGTAGGTCATCGTTGACCAACCGTCCTGTTCGCCTGTGACGACGTTGTAGCGGAACCAGCGGCCCGTTGCGTCCTTTTGGGTGTAGATGGCGTCATTTCGATAGACATACTTGCTGCCGGCCCCGAACACCTCGGTTGCTGGCGCGTAGGTTAGCGCGCTGTTCCATGTGTTGAGCGCGATGTCGTAGCGGTCCAGCACGGCACCAGCGCCACCACGGAACGAATAGATATACCGCCCGTTCCGGATGGCGCTTTCGTCCGTCCATGCAGCGTCTGTCGCTTCCCACACCCAATGGCCCGACATGCCGACTGCTGGGGCAGCAGCACGGGCAGCGGTCGGCGAAAGCGTCGTCCATGTGCCGGCGCTGATGCTGTAGCGAAACAGGGTTACGGCAGCAGACCCCATATAATAAATGAAGTCGTCATTGCCTTCGATGTTGTAAACGCTCGTTGCATCGGGCTGCGTCGTCCACGCCGTCGATGTCGTCAGCACGGTGCCGGTGTTCGATGCGATCGTGCGAATTTGGCCAGCGCCCGTGCCAGACACAATGCGAACCTGTGAGTTAGCCCACTGGTTCGTGGTCCATGTCTTTGCGGAATTGGTGAGCGTCGATGCGCCGCCCGCCGTGGCCGTGCCGGTCGCGAATGGGGCATAGCCCTCACCCATCCAAGACGGCGTTGCAATCAACTTGCTGTCAGTGCCGATAACCGCTGCCGGGGCAATACCGTCCGTTGCGCCAGTCTCGGCTGAAGTCCATGTGTTCAGCGCGAAGTCATAGAACCTGAACACGTTTGCCGTCGTCGTGCCCGCTGCCGTGATGGCGTTGAGCACATACCAGCGAGGCGTCAGGAGGCGGAACGTCGTCGATGCCGAAAACGCTGACAGTTGCGTTGCAACGGTGATGACCGAAGCCGCGCCGATGGTGTTGGACAGGATCGGCAGCGTAACGCCAGCGTTCGGCCCGCCTGTGATGTGGATTGAATATCCACGCAGATCGCGGGCAATCGTCAGGCCCGTCGTGATGGTCGAGGTCGTGCCAGCCGTGGCAGTGCCGGACGGGCCGACTGACGTTGCAGTGCCGCACGCGCCGACTGCGAACGTGCCAGCCAGCGCACCGGACGGGATTTGCACCCACGCATCTTCAAGCGGGTTATACAGATAATGCACCGTCGCGGATGCGACGAACAACTGCTGCTGCCGGTAATGCCTCGACGACGCAATGAACGCACCCGCAACCGTGGCAGTCGGGGCAGGCGTGCAAAACTCCCAGCGCTTCAGGTCGAGGATTTTGCGGTTGCCGTTCGTGGTCGCCATGTCATGTCACCGAGATGTTGCGGCGCATGCTGTCAGCGCCAAGTCGCATCAGCGACGGGATTTGCTCAGTCGCAGCGAAGCCGCCGACCTGCGTCTGGTTCGTCATTGTCGAAACGGTTGTGACAGTGCCAACTGTCGTGATTGTCGCCAGCGTGAGACCCGCCGTAATCGCGTCCACAACCACACGCAGGCGCTGCGCCGTGTCTGGCATGGACTGCCCTAGCCCCGAACGTGTCAGGGCCTGCACGGCCATCCGCATAGCCTCGATGGCCTCAATCAACTCATCCTGCGTCACAACGGGCAAATGGTGCGAGTGGCTCACGTCGTGGTAGGAGCCATCAACCCCGAAGCCGATTTTGGTGCGCGGGTAATTGACGCCGCCGATGTCATCGGTTGCGAATACGTCCGTTCCGGAGCCTGTGTTGGCGAGTGCCGTGATATTGTCAGCCATTAGTCAACATCCACATCAAGCGCGCCGATGGCGAAGGTCTGCGTTGCATTCGATGACGTTGTGACCGAGATCGGAGCCGTCAACGCGCCATAGAAAAGCAGGTTGCCAGCGCCAGACGATGCCGTGCCGATGCCGAAATGGGTAATCGTGGCCGAGCCAGCCGTGCAGGGGCCGAACACAACCGCCGCCGCGTTGGATGCGTTGGCACCAGATACCGTCCAGCCACCAGCGGAGCGGGCTACAGCCTGCCGAGCGTATCCGGTGTAGGATACCTCACTGGTGTTCTGCGCGCCGGCCTCACCGGGATCTGCCGTGTGTAGTGACACATGCAATGAGCCGGCAGTAGCGGATGCAGGCAAGCCCGACACGTCGCCAATGTTGGCAATCGCCGCGTTCTGGAAAATGTGCTGCAAGATTGCAGTTTCAAAGGCGTTTGATGCGCTCATGCGGCTTTCCTAAATCTATTGGATGGCTTCGACGCCAACGATGTCGCCAGTCACCGGATCACGCACAATTCGCTTGGGCGCGTTCTGCATTGCGCCAAGCCCTTGGACATTTTGCGCCAGTATCTGCACTGACTGGATAATCTGATTGACGGCATCTGTTCCAAGCGGCGCAAGCGTGCCGTCTGGGCTTTCCTCAGCGCCACGGGCCATCAATGCAAGGTCACGGGCCTGCGCCAATTCCAGCAACTTGAGCCGTTCGGCCTGCGCCATCTTTTCGCGCTCAAGGTTGGCCTTCTGCTCTTCCTTGATCGCGTCGGCTTCAAGCTGTTCACGGCGTGCAATGGCGTCCTTTTCCATTTCAGCCATCTTGACCTGCAAGTCAGCGTCCATCTGGGCGCGCTCTTTGCTGGTCTGCACCTGCATATCAGCCTGCTTCATCTGCATCGCAATTTGAGCCTTCATTTGCTCAATCTGCATTGTGGCTTGGGCCTTTTCCTGTTCAGGCGTCGGCTTCTGGCGGGCTTCCTGTTCGCGCCTTGCGATGTCCTGCGGGTCCGGAGCGGTGAAATACATATCAGGCGACTTGATGCCCGCCGCCATGGTCATGCCCACAAGCGCGCGATGCAAATTGTCCGGCTTGACGAACGGATTATCGGCACCCAACGCCGCGTAAAGACGCTCCTGAAGCCCGATGATCTGGGACATCATCATCATGTCGCGTTCACGAGTGCCGGCACCCAGACCGACGTTCACCGTCGCGTCCATGCTCGCGTTCCACGATCTAGGATCGAATTGCACCCACTGGCCTTTGAGCCTGACCGAGCGGGGCTTGTCCTGATGCTGGATCACCAGCCGGAGCAGGCCCTTGAACACGCGCTTTAGACCATGCGCCAGCGTGCGAACGATCAATTCAGTCTGTCCGATGCCCTGCGCTTCAATCATGGCGCTGGCCTTCGCTGTGGTGTTCTGCAACGCATCTGGGGACATGCCAGACGATGCGTCGTTAATGCCCGTTCGGTCAGCCGCTTCGTTGTCGAGATAGCCCAACATGCTGAAGGACTGTTCGGCAAAGAACGGCACCCGGTTATATTGCAGCGCTTCCGCAATCGCCACGCCACGCTTGACGCGAATGGGCAGGCCAAACTGCGGGTTAAGAACAGCCTCGGGGTTTTCGATAGCCCCTTCCTGAACAGCTGGCTGCGCCATGTTCTGCCAGTAAAGGTTATCAAGCGTCTGCCTCAACAGCACCGTCTTGACGCGCTGGATTTCCTGCACGTCGTCGGCAACCGATGCGCCTTCCCATTGATGCGGCCTGCGCTCGCACGCGATGTCAGCGAAAGGCACCTCGTCCCAGTAATCATCCTCTAGGATGTTTTCCTGCCCGGTGCCGCCCGCCATGACAATACGGCGCAATTCAGCCACGCCGTCGTCATCCTTGTCGATCCGAACGTAAACCTCGTAATAATCGACCTCTTGCAGCATCCGTTCGGTGACAACCTGTTCGGCATACTCACGGCGACGCTGAAGGCGCTCCTCTTCCGCTTCCAGATCGGTAGATGCTTCCGGCAAAGCCTCGATCACGTCGCGGTCGTAACCCATCGCGATAAGATCAGCGCGGCGGAGCCGTTCGCTAATGCCGACCAAAAGCGCATCGTCCAGATCAATCGCGTCCGGATGGATCAGGAATTTCTCAAGCGGAACAGCCGCCAGCTTGATCTTGCGGACAGGTTCAGCCCGCTTGACCTTCACGTCATGGACCGGCACCTGAATTTCTGCCGGCTGGCCTGTCATGGGATCGACAGCCTGCACGGTCTCAAGCCGTGGCGAGTGCTCCAGAACCTGCACATCATCAGCCGCAACGATCTGGGCGAATGCCATGTCGTCAAGGCCGGTGTGGTGCGTGACCTTGATCACCTGCCGTTCGTCGTGCCACCACCTGATGACGCCGTTGCGAAGCAGCAAGGCATCGTGCATGGCGTCCTGAATTGCCTCTCGCCCATCGCTCTCGGGAAGGACGACATAGTTCATGTAATCCGTTGCCTGCTCAGCCGCGGCCTCATCGCCTTCGCTGACAGGCTCGAACTCGACCACCTTGTCGTTGCCGAGGATCGTCCTGACGACGGATGGCAGCACCTTCTTGATGGCAGCACGCACGTCCCGAGACACAACACGCGACCGGCCTTCCTCACTCGGCACGTCGTGCATCTTGCCATCGTAATACTGCATGGCCTGAATGCGGTCAGCCGAGCGCTCTTCGCGATAGTTCTCGCAATCGGTGATCAGGTCGGCAATCGTGCTGGCGAAGCGCCCTTCATCCATCGCCATCACACAACCTTTCGAGGAACAAAGTTCCAATTGTTATTGCCAGCCTTGGGCATCTCATACGCAACGCAAGCCAGCCCGAAGGCGTCAGCGGCGTGTGATGCCCAATCGTGGTTTGGGCCTAGTCCGATGTTTCGCGTCTCGTCTTGGCGTTCGTGATACCAACCGAGGGCATCCATCCCGCCTTGCGTTGTCGCGCCGTTAAACCAGATCGACGGAAACAGCCGCCGCGTCGCTTCGATGCGCTTCATGGCAGCGCCCTTGCCTTGATTAGGCACCGTCTCGCATTGAAAGCCAGCGGCTCTAATGTGATCCTCAAACCGGATGCCAGTCGCAGCATCAGCGTGCGCGCCATCGTGCGGCAACACACACAAGGCGTCGGCATAACCATTCGACCGCAACCAATGCAGGTGAGCGGCGAGCGGCTGGCCAACAGCCTCGTAATAGTCCAGCACCCTGATTTCGCGTCCGACATACTGGACGATCCAGATGGCGCAGGCGTCACGGAAACCGATGTCCCAGACCGCGCGAATGGTCATCACCGGATCGCGCGCCACAACGCCAACGCGGCCTTGCTCTTTGGCTTCCGCCAGATGCTTGGCGTAATAAGCGCCGGTCAAAACGCCCGCGTAATCGCCTTCCCAGATATGAGCGTATTGATCGGCGTTCGTCGCCAGACAATCGCGGCGCTCTTGATCCAGCACGCTTGGAAACCACGGATTGTCAGACCAGTTAGCCCGGACAACCGTTGAGCCAGTCGGCAGCGTCTCGCCCCTTAGCAGCTTGTCCACCGGGTCTGTCTTGCGTCTCGGGTTCCATGAGAACCAAAGTTCCGAACCGTCCTTTCGGATTGTGGGCCTGAGCAATTCCATCGAGCGGGTTGAAAGCGATTGCGCTTCCTCACCCCAGAACACGTCAATCCCTTCGAATGACTTGATGCTTTCGGCGGTGTGGTCCTGCAAGCCCTGAAACATGATCGCGCCATCACCCGGCGTTTCGATCACTTCGCGAAAGACCCTGAACCCTTGCGCTTCGCCAAGCCCGTGCTCGCCTAGCTTGTCCTCGATCAGGCGCTTGGCGCTTTCTTTCAGGCTCTTCTGCACTTCACGGCCACACAAGCCACGAAAGCCGCGTTGCCTTAGTGCAGTCTCGACCATCAAGCCCGCAAAGAAATGCGATTTGCCAGATCCTCGACCACCCCACGCGCCCTTGTATCGCGACGGCTCCAGCAGCGGGACAAAAGCCCTAGCCGTTGGAATGCTTAGGATCGACGATGACACGATGAACCTGTTGAACCTGAATAGCTGCTAGATCATCAGCGCCGCCGATGGCCAGCTTGTCGCCATAGACCTTTGGCTTGCGCTTGCCGGCTGCCCACTTGAGAGCGTCGATCCGAACGCGTCGGTCGTTAGGGTCAAGCGATGCGTCACGCGATGTTTCGATGATTTCATCGGCAAAGCTGTCTGCCTGATCCTCGCGCGCGCACGCGTAATGGGCACGCAACTCCTCATCTTCCCGCAACCAGCGCTTTAGCGTCGTGGTTGTCGTTCCGAGTTCAGCGGCAGACCCGCGAAGCGTTCCACCGTCAGCAATGATCTGAACGAACCGTGCTTTCTTATCGTCAAACGGCTGTTCGGTGTTCATCACTTGAACCTCAATGCGCCCTTATGCCTGCGCCATGACACGTAACGGGCTTTGATCTGTTCGCTTTGGCCAAATTGCCATTCATCGGGCAAGACAGAGCCGGCAATCTGGAACCGTTCACCGAGCCATGGGCTATCAAACTGCAATGGCATGTGGCGTGACTGCAAAACGTGGATAGCAGCAACACGCAACCGGCACTGTTCGGTGTTCATGGCGTCACCGTGCGAACGCAACAACCAGCGCAACCACCCATAAGGCAGTTAGGCAGGCGATCAGTCCCAGATCACGCCACACGATCAATAGCCCTTCTTGCCGGGCTTAGCCGCTGGCTTGCTTTTGGGCTTCATGCACTTGCCAGCCTTTGCGCAGGCTTTGGGGTTTGGGCAACCGGGGCAAGGCTTCATTTTCTTTCACCTTTCCAAAAATAGCGCTTGCATTGTCCGTAGCTATTAGCTACAAACAGTCATCAGCAAGGGAGATATGCAAATGTATCAGATCGACAGCGCAGGAATTGAATGCTTCGACGTTCGCACCAAATCAGGCGCTTACTGCGGCATCGTTGTTAAGCGGCCACGGGGCTGGGTTTGGTTCTGGAACTCAACCGCAACGCGCGGTTCAAAGCGTCTTTTCAATTCAGTTCCAGACGCCATTGAATTTATGCACAACCGCCGCGTTTCTAAGGGCTGGGCATAACGCTCACCCCGTCCACACACACAGGAGAGAACCAGATGACCAGCCAGCCCAAATATATGGTTTCAACGATCCACTGGCTCAATGCCGATGATGCGGAGGCATATGCCATTGCGCACGACATTGGGTATGTTCGCATTATCAAAGAGGACGACGGCACGTTTACCGTTGTCCGGCTTTCCGACACGCCAGTCCAGCCGGGACAGGCTGCCTATATTGGAAGGCAGTCAGCACCATGAGCCCAGCCACATTCCAAGCGACCCGCCACTATTTCGGCCTCACTCAAAAAGAGTGGGGCCTTCTGCTTGGCATAGGGCGCGAACACGTCGCCAAGCTAGAGGCTGGCACAATGCCCGTATCCCGAACCGTGGCAATCCTTGTGGCGATGTATCAGCGCCATGGCCTTGCGCGGGATTGATCAGGCCGCGATGGTCGCTTGCGTCGGGGTCCGGCCATCGCCGTAAGCGCCCCGAACCTGATGAGTAACCCGCCGGGGTGCGCCGAAGCGTGGCAGGTCTTGTTTTAGCTTGAGGCGCAAGAGCGGCACTTCCCTTGCTCTTGACCGGCTAAGTGGCGTCCATTGCCGGGCCTCAACTCGTTGCCCATATCGGGCGAAACTCACGGAGAGGGTCTAGCCCTCCCCAGATGACCCGTGAGCGTTGCAGCGCTGCGCCGGGTCGCGTCCAACCTTTCCAGCGATAGGAAATTCAGACAAAACGCTTCGCGCAAATGTCGCAGCGTCCAGATGACGAATGCACGATTTGCCGCCACCCGTCAAGCATCAAATGCGCAGCCTGTGAGCAATGCAATTCAGCGCGCAACGGAAATCGCCAATCTCCGAATGCGCCACGATGTCACGATCCATGATGCACACCCTGACCAGCAAGCTATTGCCCGCCGCGTGCATCCCGCCATCGGTCAAAGCGTCCTGCAATTCGGCGTAATCTGATCGCACTTGTGCAATGCGCTCGTCGGTCAATTCAGCCGCGCAAGCAATGCCACGCGCTACCATGTCAGCCGATACGGATGGGAACCTAGGCAATGATCCAGACACAAGCGCCATGTAGGCAACAGCGCGTTTCATGAACACCTCAGCCGCTTCAAACTGGCGTTGCGTGATGATGCCACCGAGAAGCATCCGGCCATGTGCGAAGCCAGCGCGCGGGTCTGTGTTGCCCCTGCGATGCGGCTGCCGGCTGGCAATGGCGATAACGTCCTCTGGCTTTTCGCCCATGTCAGCACGGACAATCTCACCAGATGGGTGGCGGCGGACGTTCTCTTTCAGCTTCTTGCGCGGTCGAGCCATGATGTATCCCCTCTTGCCATTGATGACGGTTTCAACGCGACGCATGGGCTAGGTTACAGGCCGTCGTTTCGCTTGCCGCGCATAAGCTGGTCTGCCAACATTCGCATCATGTGCTCCGTCAGCATGGCAACCGCACCGGGAATGTCGTCTCGCCGGATGCCTTGATATGTAAACAGTTTTTGCACGCCGAGACGCTCGCCAGTGGCCTTGTTGCCCCACCCCTCTGCGCGCAGCATAACTTGCGGCTCGTATAGGTCGAACAACACGGAAGCTTCTGCCGATAAAGGCAGCCGGATGTCGCGAACGTTCATCATTGATGGATCAATCATTCTTGATGCGATGCTGGCTCGTTGCGCGTAAATCTCGCCAGCATGGTTGCGCACTATGGTGTCGCGAATTGCGTCTGTGAAAACGTCATTCATGCCTGCGCCCCTCAAAACGGAATCGCGTCGTCAAGCTGCGAAGCCTTGCCAGCGCCATTCGGTGCCATCTGGCGGGCAAAGCCCTGCACTCCGGGTTCTTGCCGTTCTGGTGCCGTTTCTGCCCGTTCGCGAGGCTGTTCGAGGAAGCACGACACGCGGCCTTGTTCGTCCGGCAATGGCAGCGCGTCGAACTCGATGTAGGTCACGCCCTTGTCATTCGTCCATGTCGATCCGATCCTGACGGCATATGCCTTGCCGTTGCGGCTCTTGCGCCAAGACTTCACGTCCATTCGATTGCTCATTGTCCGGGTTCCTTTGGTTTATCCTCACGAAGCGGCGACCAATCGCCCCTCGACATGGCTTCCAGTTTCATATCTGCGCTTTCGATCTTCCGGCGCAGTTCCTCAATCTCCTTGGCCTTTGCTTCCATCAGGAAGGCCCACGACCGGCGCTGGCTTGCGATGGCGCGAACCTGTTTCAAGACCTCTTCAGTGCGTTCGCGGATGTAGTCGTCGGCTTCCCGCTGGATCAGATCGGCTAGGTCGATCCCGTCAATCGGCTTCACTGCCGCGTCTCCTTGCTGATGACCTTGAGGGGTTGCGTTGGCGCGCTAATGCGGCTGATAAACCCGCTGACAAGTGTGGAAAGATGGTTCTTGTCCGTCGCGATGTAGTTTTCCTCGATCTCACATTCAGCGTCTTGGAACGTCACGGTGACGATAAACCCGTTCGCACATGCACCCAGCCCGAAGCCTGCAATCTTCATTTGATCCGTGTCGCTCATACGCCGCCCCTGTAAACCATGCGCTCGGCTTCAATGTATGCCGGCGGATGAATGGCCGATCCGACAGGTGAGAAAGTGTCAAACTCCCATGGCCAATCCGATGGGAATGTCATTGTCTGGGCAGATCTCATGTGGCTGGCCAATCCGGGCATCTGGATTGATTTGAAATACGCCTGCCATGTCAGCCACTGGCTTTCGTTGGCTGGCTCGCGATTAACGACTTTCGCGGCAAACCCGGTCACGCCAGCGCGGCGGCAAAACTGAATTGCCATGTCGGCGTAGGTGTCTTTCGTCACGCCATGACCGCCAGCGCCATGAACCGGCAAGCCAGCAGAAGCGTTGCCGTGGAACTTCTCGATTGCCGCAATGCAGGCCGGATATTTTGGAAACGATCCGCTGCCATGGGTGCGGATGATGTGTTCAGCCGCCGCGTTCAAAGCCTCTTCGGTCAGCCCACGTGGTGCGCGTTCCTTGAGCCGTTCGGCAAGCCCCTCAACCGGCTGTTTGTAAAGCTCGCTCAGGATCAGCTTGGCGAGGAAAACGCTGTCAATCATCGTGGCTGATGCGTCGTTTGCCATGTCAGTTAATCCCCGCTTCTATCACTTTTCCAGTCGGTCGCGCTCTGCGATACCATTCAACGTTGAAGCCTTGCCAGCCCTGCGCAATCATCGTTTCCGCCGCGTCGTCCGGGTTGTGAACCTTGAAAAATTCCTTGACCAGCAATTCGGCGGCACGTTCGGTCAACTTAGCGCCCTTGGCTCTTCGATGTTCGATTATGGCCCTAGCATTGGCATCCGAAAGGGCATTCGTCAAGATGTCAAAAACCTTATCATCAGATGATGGCTTTCGGGGTTTCGGCGCGGGCTTGTCCTCGCGCTCTAAAACCGAAGGTTTTTCTTTCTTCTTCTCTTCCATCCTCCATCCTCCATCCTCCATCTGCGGAAGAATTTCGGAACTGGTTCGGAACTGGTTCGGAACTGGTTCGGAACTGACATGCTCAGGACCGAGAAATTCCACGTCATCAGCGATTGCAATGCCGGAACTGTTCGGCTTTTTCGGGCGCTGAAACTTACGGAAGTTGCGGATAAGTCCCCATGCCTTGCCGCTGCGCTCAACTCGCTTGATGACGTGCAGCGCGCTCAATTCATCCAGAAGCGCAACCACGTCGCAGGCGTCTGCCGGGAACAATCGCGCCTTGATGACAATGGGCTTCCATTCAAAAACGCCGTCATCCCATGCCTCTGTCCAAAGCCCGATCATGAGCAGCCGCGCGAGCGGAGACGCAGACATGAATGCCTCGTCTGTGAACAGGCCGGGGTGAACGCTTCTAATCCGCGCCATGTCAGGCCCTCACCTCAGTTACCGGCATTCCTTGTGCAGCCATCAGCTTTGCCTTGATGCGATATTCCGGCGTGATCATGCCCTTCACGTCCTCGATGACACGCTCGCCGGTTGCCGTTTCGCGATAGACAAAATCAGCCCGATAGCTGCAAATCTTGACCGCTCCCCACATAATAGGGAACGTCACCTGCCGCTGTAATTCCAAGATCACGCCAGCGCGCTCTAGCAGCTTCAATTGCTGCCAGCGGCGGGCCTCGGCTTGGCTGTCAAAGCGCAAGCCGTCGATGGTGATGGGTTGGTTTCGATACTTGCGAGGCTTCATGCGAACCCCATCTTTGACACAAGATCACCCTCGGTGCCGGTATCCTCAGCCATCTTGAGATTGCGCACGGCCTGCTTGAAATACGCTGGCTTTAGCTCGGTTCCGGCAAACCTGCGACCGTGCTTGATCGAAACATAGCCTTCCGATCCGATGCCCATAAATGGCGAGTAGACTAGATCATCCGTGTTGCTCCACAGATGAACGGCGCGTTCGATCACGTCCAACTGGAGCGGGCAAAGGTGGCGCTCGTCCTTGTCATCACGGGCCACGGCGACATTCAGAACGTCTGTCTGGTCGATCGTGGTCCAGACCGGCGATGCCGCTTCCTGCCACCATGAAACAGGATAAACACCGGGATCATGCGTCACTGGCTCTGGCGTCTTGCCGTCGCTTTCCTTGCGGAACACCATCAGATAATCAGGCATCCCGACGCGAACCCGGCTGCCATCGGTGCGCAGTGTCTTGTAAAGCAGGCCATGCGCCTTGGTGCGGGTCATCTCTACCACGGGGCATTTCCAGATGGTCACGCGGGAATGATAAACCCAGCCCTCATCCTCATGAACTTGGCGAATGAGGCTTGGCAGATCGAACAGCCCGATAACGCCGTCACGCTGCTTACTGGTCGGCAGGTCGGAGCAATGGACCGCGCTAATCCTGCCCGGTTTCGTGACGCGCAAAAGCTCACGCACAAGGTAGCGATAGCGCTCTGCAAACTCGTCATGATCCGCAACGTTGCCCATGTCGCGCTCGCTTTCGGAATAGACGTAAAGCTGCGAGAATGGTGGCGAATAGACGGACAGGCCGACGCTGCTATCCGGCATCGTGGCGGTAAATTCCACCGTGTCGGCATTATATGCGGCAAAGCGGTTTGAAATGTGCTGATCAAGGACTGCGTTGGTCATGGCGTCATCCATGCCGGGACAATTGCCGGCTTTTGAGGTTCATAGGAATGTAGTCTGGTCTCAGTCCGATGAGCGCGGGCCATGGCCTGCGTCATCTCGCGTTTCATGGCGTTGTGATCTCCGGCCTTGCGGCTCACAACGTCCCAGATGGCGGCTTCCGTGTCAGCAAACACCACATGGCAATCGACTGGTCTGGTCTGGCGAAAGCGCCAATGCCGGCGAACGGCCTGATAAAATGCCTCGTAGGAAAAGCTCATTCCGGCAAAGACAGTGCGGGCGCAATGCTGCCAGTTGAGGCCAAAACCTGCAATGCTTGCTTTCGTCACAAGGACGCGAATTGTGCCTTGCGTAAATGCCGTTAGCCGTTCCTCTTTCTGTTCGGCGGTCATTGAACCGCGCACCTCAACGGCTCCGGGTATTGCCGCCATGATGGCGTCGGCATCGTAATCAGTCTCAACCCAGACCGTCCATGGCTCGTTTGGCTCGTTGGCGACAATCTGGGCAACCATCGAAGCGCGGGCCTCGCATGTCAGCCGCTTTTCCTGATGCACGGACGTGGCGGACATATCGGGCATTCGGAACAGATGGGCTTGTCCGTCCTTCTCTTCGCCCTTGCCCTTTGTCCGGTCAGCCGCGACCAAATGGCGGTGCATGTTCAATTCAGGCATATCAAAGCCGGCATCCGAAAAGCCCAGATCGGAAGGCTTGCTAACGCACCTTGCCCATGACGCCACCCAATCCCAGAACGGGCGCACGCCGTGGCCTTTGAGCCGCCATGTGCCGGTGTCTGCGCTATCGTGCAGGAACCAACGCATAAGCATCTGGTCACGTGTCATGATGCCAAGGAACTCGGCGTGAGTGCCAAGCTCGGTGTGGTCATTCGGCGCTGGCGTAGCAGTGCAGGCCAGCCGGTAAGGCGTGCGAGCAAATGCCTCGATCAGCCGCTTTGTGGTCTGGCCGGAAAAGCTCTTGAGGATCGAACTTTCATCCAAGATGATGCCGGCAAAGTCAGACGGGTTGAATAGGTGCAAGCGCTCATAATTGGCAATGACGATGCGCGCATCTTGCGGTCCACCGTCACGCGAGACACAAGCATCAATGCCGATGTCGTCAGCCTCGGTCTTGTGCTGGCGAGTGACGCCAAGCGGGGCCAGCATCAGGACAGGCTTATTCGTGCGGCTGACAACCTCTTGACCCCATGCAAGGGCGGAACGTGTCTTGCCCAGTCCGGTGTCCAGAAACATGGCGCTAGATCCAGCGCGAAGGCTAAATTCAACAGCGGCCTTTTGGTGCGGAAACAGCGATGACGGAAGGTCAAAGTCACCTTCAAAGCCGACTGGCACAAATGCGCCATGGCTCTTGGCGATAAGGTTGCGATAATCTGACAGGCTCACAGCGCATCCCTTCTTTCATATCGTCCAGATCGATCACGCTTGCGCTCAACCTCGCGCTGGTAATGGCGGCGGCGGCTCATTCGGCCTGCTACGCTTTCCGGTGTGTGTCCACGGCAGGCGATGTTACGCGCCGCTACCATCTTGTAGAGGCTGTGAATGACGGTCGTATGGTCACGCTTGCCGATGGCCTCACCGATCTGGGGCAAGCTTTTGAGCGTGTGGCGGCAGGCCAGCCAGACGATGTGGTCGCGGGCTTTGACAAGCGATGGATGGCGACCTTCTGACAGTATTTCCGTCAGCGGGATGCGATGGACAATCGAGACCAGCCGCTTGATTTCTTCAAGCGTTGGACACTCAGTCGGCTTTGATGGCGGGAGCAAGGGCGTTGAAACTGTGGTCGTCACAATGAACGACAAATGTTCAATCGTTTGCTTTTGCTCCGGTGCCTTGACTTCTGGCTCTGGCTCAACCGGCCTGAACCGCACGACGGGCTTAGCAGCGGGCGCAAAGCCCATCCGGGCGCGTCTTGCGGCAATCTCGGATTGTGTGGGGATGTGTTCAACTATGCTCATGGTTGGCACTTTCGAATAAAAGAGCCGAGGCCGAAGCCCCGGCAGTTACCGTCGCGCAGGGAGGAACACGACGGGGGAAGGGTGATGGCGGTCATGCTAACGACAACTGCCAGCATGGAAAAAAGCGCGGCTGGTCACGATGTTAAGCGCCTTCATTTTTCTTTCAAACGTTGACCTCGAGCCAGTAAATTGGATGCTTTCATAAATTTGGGCGTAAGTCGCGCCGTCGCGGGCCATGCGCCGTGCCACCATTTTCTGTTCACTGGTCAAGTTAATGGTGCCGCCATGCTTTGCTACGGCATTAGCCATGCGTTCTGTTTTGGTTAGCTTTGTAGCTCGCATCACAGCGCTCCAAAAACGCAGGCAAAAGCCATCGCGCCGTAAATGCCGGCGATGATGCGCTCCTCGCAAATCCACGCGAAAGCAGCCGCGATTGATAGCAAGAACGCGCCAATGATCAGGAATAGCGTCATGGCTTGCCCTCCGCTTGGCGAATGGCGATAGCAGCCTCAATCAAAGAACCTGAAAATTCGCTGTCGGCCATGCCGTATGCCTTTGCATCTTCCAAAAGCCCGCGCAGCGCGTCTAGCATCTCAGGTGCAGCGGCAATCAAGCGGGCGTTGGCAATCAACTCTTCCCTGCCAATCCCGTAAATGTGCTCGGCAGATTGCATTCGTGTCACAGCACCGCGATACTTCACCGAACGCGGCTGTTCAATTTCGGCAACCGTGAAATCGGCATCGTGTTCAGCCGGACGGATTGTCAGAACCCATGGCCCCGGGGTGTGTCTCGTTGTCATCAGTCAGTCCTCCATTGTTGCGAATAAATCGGGCCTCAACGCCCTGATGGGAATTCCAGTAGCCTTGGAAACGGCAGGCAATCGTTCGGCTGGTATCCGCTGCCATTGGCTGATAGCGCCCTTTGTCAGTCCAAGGGCGCGGGCTAGATCGGCCTTGCGTATGCCGTGTTGCTTCAGGATTGTGTGTGCTGTTTCCATGACCTTTGATGGCATGGGGTCTAGGTTGCGTCAATCGAAAAAGTTAAGTGCTGCTATGTTTTTTCTGTTGCGCGGGTTATGCCGACATGCCATAAAGGGTCATGGCGATGGACGCCAAGGAGCAACGCAGATGAACGCTAATTCGCAGATGGCACCCCGCATGCAGATTGTTTGGCAGGTTCTTGAAGCCGCCAAGGATGCCGGTGACGATATGGTCGTTGAGACCTGCCGCCGCATCATTCGCGCTAATTTGATCGGCTGGCGCAAGCATGGCAATCCGGCTGATCTTCGATTTGTTTTGGAATTTGCAGACGTTTTCGTTTGATCGTCAAACCCAAAGGAGCAACGCAGATGTCCAACATTCCCGAAGAAATCCGCATCTCAATCGACGAACTCGTCTTTGACGGTGGCCGCTTTGTGGTCGCCACAGATGACTTGTGGGCATGGGTCGATACGTCAACCGGCAAAGTGGCGTCGTTCGAGGAAGATAATCGCAAGCGCGCTGAGAATGTGCCGGTCTGGCTGTCAGACGCCGTGAATGCGTTTTTGGCCACGGAAGATGGCATGAGGCACGTCCAGTATTTCATCAATCGCGAATTGGAGGGCTGACCGATGATTGTGTTTTGTGTAGCATCCACCCCTGAGATTGCCCGCACTCTTGCGGCAAGCGGCCTGTATTTTGGCACTAGCGCCAGCGCACAAGCCGAACTCGACTACATCGATAGCATCGGACCCGACAGCGGTCCGACTGGCCTTAAGGTCATTGCGCTTGAACTGGACGAATACGAGACCCGCCACGGCATTGTCCGCCGCGTGTCTGGTGCGGTTGGCGAGGTTGCCGCCGCGTGCGTGTGGATGATTGCCGCGCTGTCATTGCCGGCGATTGCAAGCCTTATGGGTGCAGCATGAGCACGACAGATGAACTGGTGTTTAACCTGCGTGACCAGCACGACATGCTTGGGCCGATTGCCCTTGAAGCAGCCGACGCCATCGAAACCCTGACACGCGAGAGGGATGAAGCGCGGAAGAACCTCATCGCTGAATGGTGCAAAGGGTGCGGGACTGTATCTTCTGACGGCCATTGCCACTGCAATGATTGGCCCGATAGCCCCGCCGAGTGTCGCGACCCAATGCCGTTTATCAGAACGTGGGCAGAAGAATTGCGCGCTGAATTGTGCGCATCAGATGCCCGCATCACCAAGCTAGAAGCCGATAAGGCGCGGCTGCGGGATGATTTAATCAGCATCGAAGAATACTGGAACAGATCGCGGACAGATGTGGCGATGATCGATGCCCTTGAATACATTACCGCGACCGCCCGCGAAGCCTTGGATGCCACCCCATGACACCGCTCGGCATTGCATTCCTGTCACTCGCCAAAACACAGCGCCTGATTGCCGGTGAGTATGCCGCCGAATTGCGCGCTGGTCGTTATCCGCTAGCAGCCGAGAAGCATCGTCGCGAGATTGCGCGGCTCCGGGCTGGGGTTAGGACGCATCTGGAATTTGCACGCAGGGAAAGGGAAGAGACATGAGCGAATGGCGGGATATTGAAACAGCGCCGAAGGATGGAACGGTTATCCTGATGGCCGATGGTTTGACTATGTTTTGTGGTATTTGGCTGAAATCGGCACGCGGATGGGTTGACGGCTGTAGGGATGACGATGGTGAATTGGTGGCATGGAATGCTACCCACTGGATGCCGCTACCCGCCCCACCAAAGCAGGACAACGCGCCATGAACCCGCATTTTCTGACAGACCTACGCGCCGCACATGCCGCGCTGATTGAGGCTCACCCGGAGCTTGCGGACGATGACGCATTTCTAGCCGACATCATCGAAGGCGAGACCAACGCGCACGCCATCATGGAACGGCTTGTGATC